AGGGCATCAAGCAGGTGATCTCCAATATCGACAATGATATGTTTATCCCGATGCTGGACATGCTGTATCGCCACAACATGATGTATGCAACAGACCCTGACCTGAAGGGTGACATCAAGGTCCACGCCAAAGGTGCTGCATCTCTTATCGCCCGCGAGACCGCGCAGGTACGTCGTAACGAGTTTTTGGCGGCTACAGCTAACCCCATTGACATGCAGGTTGTTGGCGTCGAGGGCCGAGCCGAGCTTCTTCGTGAGACCGCCAAAGGGCTACATATGGATACAGACCGTATTGTACCCCCGCCTGAGGTGCTTCGTGAGCGCATGCAGGCGCAGGCACAGGCAGAGATGCAGGCGCAGGGAACACCTGCGAAACCGACAAACAACGGGCAAATGCTGCAGGACGGCTCGCCCATCGAAGATAATTTCTAGTTGACCGTTAGGACAAATACACTTTAACATGTTAAGAAGTCTTACAGACAAACAGTTGAAGGCGTTTGCGGTAATGGCCCGCACCGATGCAGGTCGGGAATTTGTGTCGGCGCTAAACGAGGAACTGAATAGAGTTATGGTGGCAATGGTGAGTACGCGCGGCATCGAGGATATATCTCGTTTGCAAGGCAGCGCTCATTGCCTCCAAGAAATTTTGAAGGCTGCTGACCAATCGGAGCAGCTTCTAACAGCCAAGGGTAAGACCACTCTTGGGTAACTTGCATACCTAGATGGAGCAGGAAAACATGCCAAAAGATACACTACCAAAACAGGTGAGAGCGCAGGCGAAGCAGGCAGAAGCCCTAGAGCAGGCACTGGCAGAAGAAAAGGCGGGTGAGCAGGACCAGCTGGATACTGAAGCCGTGGCCAATCAGGCAGAAGCTGTTGCGACTGTTGAAGAACCTGCAGGTGACGTGTCGGCACAAGACGATACTGGAGCGCCAGAAGCGCCAGAAGACGTATCTATCGAGAAGCAACTTGAGAGAGCCGAGCAACGGTACAAGACCTTGCAAGGCATGTTCAACAAGGAGCAGTCGAAGTCCCGCGAGGACATTGCTGCCCTTACAGAGCAGGTGAAGCAGCTGACTGAGCAGCTGACTGAAGTCCCAAGTGCCGAAGATAAGGCGTTGGACGCAGCTGCGGCTACGACAGACCCTCTTGTGACAGATAAAGACGTTGATGATTATGGTGCAGATATGGTGGACCTTGTCAGGCGTGCGGCTACGGAAGTAGTGCAGCAGAGTTTGTCAGGACCCATTGCAGCGCTGGAGCAGAGGCTGACTGAAATTACAGACCAGATGGGCGGCGTAACAGCTACCCAGCGGCAGAGCACAGAGCGCGAGTATTTTGCTGAGCTTGAACGTAGTCCCAGACTACCGCTCACTCAATGAGAGCCCCGAGTTTCTTGCTTGGCTAAGCGATATTGATCCCGTCTCTGGTGTGCAGCGTCAGGCTTACCTGAACAACGCCTATTCTAACGCTAACGTAGAAATGACAGCTGCGCTGTTTGATACGTACAAGCGCGAGGCAGGCTTAGTGAACGGTGAGCAGCAGGCCCCGGCCCAGCAGGTACCATCTATCGAGCGTCAGTTGCAGCCGGAAAGTTCGACTGTGGCTGAGCCGACAAATGCGCAGTCCACACGCATGTGGTCTACGTCCGAGATTGACAAGTTCTATCAGGACAAGCGTCGGAAGCAGTACACGGAAGAACAAGCGGCACGTATTGAAAGTGAAATAGATGCTGCGGTTCAGACCGGTCGCATAAGAGCGGCCTAGAGGACCGGAGCCAACAGGAGAAACGGAAATGGCTTCCGCAGTTCAAGCCCCGTTTAATACGTCTCCGGCGTATTCGGGCACATTTATCCCCCAGATTTGGTCGGGTAAACTCAACGCCAAGTTCTACACCGCTACGGTGTTTAACGAAATTGCCAACACTGAGTATCAGGGTGACATTTCGGACATTGGCGACAAGGTGATTATCAATAACATTCCGTCTATCGCTATTCGGGATTACACTATTGGTCAGTCACTTCAGTATGAAGTACCTACCCCTGACACTGTCGAGCTCGACATCGACAAGGGTAAGTATTTCGGGTTCTCTGTCTCTGATGTTCTGGAACATCAGGCAAACCCTGATTTGATGAATACCTTCACGGACGATGCCTCTGAGCAGATGGCAATAACCGTGGACGCCGACGTTCTTGACGGCGTGTTCGATCAGGGCGCCGCTGCCAACAAGGGCGCTACTGCCGGTGTCGTCTCCGGTAAGTACAACCTTGGCACGGATGCTTCTCCGGTTACTCTGTCTGCCACGACTGTTGTGCCACTGTTGACAGCTCTGGCCTCAACGCTGGACGAGCAGAGTGTCCCTGAGAGCGACCGTTGTCTGGTCATTCCTCCGTTCGCACGGAACTGGCTGATGCAGTCAAATCTGGCTCAGGCCTACGTAACGAACGACAGTCAGTCGATCCTGCGTAGCGGCTTTATTGGCACCATTGACCGCTTCAAGGTCTATGTGTCCAACCAGTTGCCGTCTGCCAACGCCAACGAAGACTACGATGGCAATGCCAACAGCTCAGTAGCTCGCTCTGCCCTGATTGCTTGCCACAAAACAGCGATCACCTTTGCTTCGCAGATTACGAAGGTCGAGAACCTTCCTAATCCGACGGACTTCGGTACGCTGGTTCGCGGTCTGAATGTCTACGGCTACAAGGTTATCAAGCCTGAAGCCTTGGCACTCGCACAGATTGCCTAGTGACGGCTGGTGGGGGACCTAGGTCTCCCACCTCCTTCTAAGGGGGTAAGATGAGCATTGTAGCATCTGCAGTTATATCGAAGGTACGTCGCACTTTGGTAGATACTGAAGGCGTTCGCTGGGACGATGACGAGCTTCTCGGATGGCTGTCTGACGCGCAGAGGTCCGTTGCCGCTGCCGTGCCTAATGCATCTACAAGGGTGACTACGATAAATATGGTCGCTGGTCCCCGACAGACAATCCCTTCAGACGGGTTTGTTCTTCTGGATGTATACCGTAATCTTACAGCGCTGGGCGTTACGGGTAATTCTATTCAGGAACAGGACCTAGAACTTTTCCGGCTACAGTATCCAAACTGGACAACTGATACGCCAACATCCTCTGTGATTGCCTTTGCCAAGCGTGAAGATGATCCTACGGGTTTCTACGTGTACCCTCCTAACGATGGTACAGGTTCTGTTGAAATAAACTATTCAGTCATGCCTCCGACGCTCACCTCTCTCACAGATACACTCGTTGTCCGTGATATATTTGAGCCCGCATTGTTTGACTATGTCATGTTTAGAGCGCATGCTAAAGATAGTGATTACGCAGCTGGCGAGCAGGTATCGACTAAATATCTAAACCAGTTCAGCGCATTTGTAGGTACACAAGTACCGGCAGGAGAGTAAGATGGGTACGAAAACAGGCACTAATTTGATTGATACAGTAGCCCGGATGTTGTTTGACGTAAACAATGTCAAGTGGAGCCGCGAAGAGATGTTGTTGTATGTGAATGACGGTGTCAGGGAAATTGTCTCTGTGCTCCCCGAGGCGTCTGCTACTACGACTACGATGCAGTTAGCTGCAGGGTGCCGACAGACAATCCCCGCCGGAAGCTGGCTGCTGCTGGATGTTATTCGTAACATGGGTACTACAGGTACTGACCCCGGCAGGGCTATTCAACGTGTAGACATGCTCGTTCTTGATGAGAGTAACCCGGCGTGGCAGAGCGATACAGCTAGCACCACAACCACTGTCTACATGTATAACGCTCGTGAGCGAGGGTCTTTCTACGTGTATCCGCAACCCGACAACTTGGACCTGCACTATGTCGAGCTTATCCACTCTGTCTATCCTACAGAGCAAGCGGAGGGCTCAGCTATTATCATTGATGATGTGTACGCGCCCATGCTCATCAATTACATGCTGTGGCGAGCCCATAGCAAGCAAGCCAACTACGCCGATCCAAACAAGGCTGCTCAGTACTTCACGTTGTTCTCCAACGCAATACAGGCCAACGGGACTTCTGTCGCCAAGCTTGTTTCCGAGCAGGGCAAGATGGAGCT